GCTGGTCACATGGACACTGTGGTTCTCTGCGGCCCACATGTACACGAACAATAGCTATCGCTTTACCACTGACGATAGCCAATCTCAATTAGCTAAATTATGGTAGAGGACTATAATTATATATATATGAGAGGCATATAGCAGCAGAAAGGAATATAGTATGAGTGCATCAAAAGACATCAAGAAATACAGTGACAATTGGGCCATTTTGTTTGAACGCTTCAATGACCATCCTGAAGAAAACTATGTAGTGCATTGCGACAGTCTAAAAGAGGCGCAGAAAGTACGACTTGAGTGGTATAAAGCACGGAAAGCGCAGGAAGCTTGGGAAGCTACGTTGTCGCCACAAGATTCTGAATACAAACTTCCTAATTTGGCACGTAAGGAAGTAGTTATTTTTGGTACTGACGTTCATTTTCGCTTCAAGGAAGATAGCGATGTGGCAACTCTGCTTGGACGCAGTTTTGAACAGAACAAAAAGGATGAAAAATGAAAATCATAACGACGCCGATGGAGAGTATGCCGGGCAACCGCACCATTGTGTTGATGGCGAATGGTGAGCAAATTGTCTATTATCAAGAGGAAGTGATAGCGTACCGCACGGTTGCAGGATTGTGGGGACGACTTGAAGTACCAAATATTGAGATGCCAGTGCATCGCTGGCTCAATTGGTATCTCGCAAAAGTTGAGGAAGACAAGGTTACGGAGTACAACAAGGCGGAACTTGAGTTTGATGTGAGTAAAATATGAGCTTCCCAACTGTTATTGACAATACGATTCTCAAGTCCTTCGTGACTTGCCCAACGATGACCAAGCATCGCCACATTGAGAATTTGCGACTCATTAATGAAAAGATGGTGGACCTACATTTTGGGAAGTGCTTTGCGACTGGCGTTGAGTTTGTTCGCAAACTCTTTTGGGCGGTGCATGCTACCTCAGATATGGCGGTACAAGGCGGCATTGAGGCCGCAGCCAAGGAATGGGGCAACTTTCAAGAACCTACTAAATCGTATAAATCGTTAGGTACGCTTGTTCGTTCGCTCCGATACTATTTTGAAGTGTGGCCTCTCGGGCAAGATGGCTTTACACCGGTTGGAAATGGCATTGAATGCATGTTCAGCATACCTATCCCTATTTTGCATCCGATTACCGGGGAATTCTTAGAGTATGCAGGGCGCTACGATATGCTGGCAACGGAAGACGCGACAGGACGCCTGTACATCGTGGATGAGAAGACAGCGAGCAAACTTGGCGACAGTTGGGTTAATCAATGGGATCTTGACTCACAGATGACAGGTTACATTTGGAGTGTTCAACAAGAGCGAATTTGTGGGGAAGGACTTGGGGAATTCCCTTCAATTTTGGCGCAAATTCGTGGCGTTTCGATTCTTAAAGATGGTAATGGGCATGTGGAAATTCCAATTAGCAGACCACAATGGATGGTTGATCGCTGGTACACCAATATGCTAGGGCTGGTACATCGCATGGTGGATGCTTATCAACGTAACGATTGGGATATGGCACAACATGGTAATGCATGCGTAAGCTACAATAGACCATGCGACTATACAGCATTATGCTGTAGTCCGAATCCTGAACGGCTTATAGAAGGAACGTATCACACAGTTGTATGGAATCCTGTTGCTGGAATGAAGAAGTAATTTTTAGGAGATTAAAATGAACTTTAATGACTTGGCTATTAAGCTTTCAGAAGGTGCCCATAGCAATCCGCAAGATGGTATGTGCATTATGGAATGTGTTGCTTATATTGAAGGAGAGAAACATACAGATCATCCAAAATGTGCTTGTCCTGTTGTAACAAGTTTTGCTATTCGGACAAATGACTGGATGAATGGGGAAGAACGGCAATTGCTGCTTCCATTTGTATTACGGATTGCTGGAAGCAAGTCTTCATTGGAAGTTGAAAAACAACGTGCATTTATGGCGGCAGATTACGCTGTACGAAAATTTGCTCCAATTGCATTACGGGTACAAAAGCTGGAAGCACAAGCTAAAATGTTAGAAAGCTGCGACAAAATTGTGGATAAGAAAACTGCATTGAAGGGCAAAGCCGCCGCTGCTGCCTACGCCGCCGATGCCACCGCTGTCGCCGCCTACGCCGCCTATGCCACCGCCGATGCCGCTACCAATGCCGCCTATGCCGCTGCCGATGCCGCCGATGCCGCTGCTGTTTATGCCACCTATGCCGCTGCCGATGCCGCCGCCGTTTACAAAGAACTTGTTGAATCGCGGTTACAACTCTTAGACGATATGCTTAAACTTACAGATCAAGTGGAAGAAACTCCCGTTATTTGCAAAAAATTGCAAGAGCTTGAAGTTTTAACGGGAGGTTGATTATGGCATGGGTATTGATGATACTGTTTATAGCATTAATGTATTACGATTGGGAGTAACTGATGGATATATTAGAGCGAAGAGATAAGGCATGGGTGAAATTTGCAGCAGCGGCTTTGAAAAGTCTTATACCAACTTACGGGCCAGAAGAAGCCGCGATCCGAGCAGCAAAATTTGCCGACGAAATGCTAAAGGAATGGGTAAAGCGATGAAAACTTTTTACTGCACCTTTGGCATGGGAACGCGACTCCACGATAACTATGTGCGTATTGAAGCAGAAACTCATAAGGAAGTCATCGATAAGATGTACAACGAGTACGGCAGCATGTGGAGCATATGCTATCCCGAAGAGAAGATGGACTGCATCTTGCGATGGGGTCTTACAGAAGTACCGTTTGGAACACCAAACGCAACCGGGCGCAACAACTGCCCTAATCCACTAGGAGAAAATAATGGCAACACGTAAGTATGTTTCAGCAGATGGCGCGGTTTTTGATACGGCGAAGGATGCAGATGCGCATGACGCACGGCAACCCCTGCTCACGAAAATGGATGATGATATGGTGCGGGATATGCAGCATAAAGATATCTTATGCTGGTTTGAACGTAACTTCCGCGCGCCCGTTAAGCGCGCTAAGAAGGTTAAGCCGCCCACACCTACACCAACTCCAACTCCAACTCCAGTTAGCGCTGCCGCCAAGACTGTTATGAAGGGAAAGTAACTATGGCTGAACAAATTCGCAAACGAAACGATGTGCATCCTTCTAAAATTTATGATGACCATGGTGCAATTGTTGGATGGTCCTGCCCGGAAGGATATGAATTCCCAAGATGCACAGGTTGCGGACATACCTTTTATGAAATGGAACCATGGATTTACCCGGAAGAAAAGTTGGTATGCAAGTGGTGCGCTATGGAACAAAGTGAAGGAGAGCAATGATGGACATTCTTGGATTTCTAATTGGGTATGGGCTAGGTGTTGGAGTGGGTTGGGTAGCTCAGGATTTGTGGACCAAGTACTGGAACAAGTACGGCACCAAAGTGAAGGCCAAGCTTGCCGACATGAAGAATGAGGATAATGATACTGGGGGTTTCGAGTGAACAACTACGATGATTACGACGACTATTGTCCGTATGATGATGGTCTAACAGAAGAAGAACTTGTTGGCTTTACGCCTGGGGATCAAGGATGAGTACCGCAGTCTTAATCCTTGGAGAGAGCGGAGGCGGCAAGTCGGCATCCATGCGCAACATGGACCCCGCCAAAACTCTTTTGTTGCAGGCCCTAGCCAAGCCCTTGCCTTTCAAGAACCCGGCATGGAAGCCCTTCGATAGCGCTGCCAAAACGGGTAACATTATCGTTACAGACAGAGCAACTGACATTGTGACGATCATGCAAAATACGAAGCGCAAGATCATTGTGCTGGACGACTTTCAATACACGATGGCGAATGAGTTTATGCGCCGCAGCGATGAGAAAGGGTACGACAAATTCACTGAAATTGGACGCAATGCATGGAATATCTTGATGATGGCGGGGCAATTGCCGCCCGATATCCGGGTCTATGTGTTGGCGCACACAGATACCAACGATGCAGGGCGCGTTAAGATGAAAACCATTGGACGCATGCTGGACGAGAAAATCACGGTGGAAGGAATGTTTACGCTTGTAATGCGTGCAGTAGTACGGGATGGTGAGTACCTGTTCACAACGCGCAACAATGGTAGTGACACCGTAAAAACTCCAATGGGCATGTTTGAAACGGAAACAATTCCTAATGATCTTAACGCGGTAGATGAAGCAATTTGTAAATATTATCCAACAGTCTAAAGGAGCAATAGCATGAGTATGAGTATACAAGAAATATTTAATAAGGTTGCATCACACTTGCTGCAACAAAATGCACGATCCCTAAATGGAAAAGGTATTTGCTATTATAGAGGGGAAGAAGGATTGAAATGTGCAGTAGGTATTTTAATTCCAGATTGCCTTTACAATGAAAATTTAGAAGGAGTGCGAGTAGATTCTTTTAGCGTTTTAGGCTGCCTGCTGAAAGCTGGTGTATTAGAAACTATTTATCCTTCTAATTATTGTGATGAAAAGAAAATAGCATTACTTATGCTATTACAAACCATACATGATAAAAGTACTGTCTTGGATTGGAAAGATGAGTTAAAGCTTTTGGCTGAGCAAGCAAACTTGGATTCTTCCATCTTAGATAACTATAATGGGGAGCCAATCATTTCTATTTTTGCCTCAGAAGATATAACTTTTACTATGATGATGACTAACCTCATTAAAAAAGTTCCGCAACCTGCTGCGCCAGTGCCAACGCCAACACTTGTAGTAGCAACTAAAGAAGGAGTAACAGCATGAGCAACGAAAATGAAACCAACGCTGCAAGCAGCACAGAGTACGACTATACGTTCAATGATGCCGCAATCACTAAAGCGGACAAGAACGCCGCTCGCGTTACAGAAGGCGGCGCATACCTCGGCCACTTCAACAGCGCAGCCGCAATCACAACAGATGGCGGCGCGAAGGGCATCGAATTTGAATTCGAGAATAACGATGGGGGCAAGGTAAACTTCACTGTCTACACTGTTGGCAAATCCGGCCAAGCAACCTTCGGCGCTGACCAAGTGGCGGGCCTCCACTTTCTGCTTGGCGGTAAAGGCACACTTCGCGGTGCACCGGGTAAAGTGATGAAGTGGGATGGGCCGGATGGACACCGTGAGAAAGTAGAAGCGGACGGCACTATCTATCCTTCGTTGATTGGCAAGCCAATTGGCCTCATCCTTGAGAAGGAACTTACTGGCAAACGTAGCGACGCTGGGGAGAAATTCCGTTTCAATCTGTACGGTGCATTCGACACCACAACGAAACTTACTGCGAGCGAAATAAAGGAGCGTAAATCTGTACCACAAAAAGTGGACAAGATGTTGCGTGGTCTCAAAACTCGCGACGGTCGCAAGGGAGACGCCAATGAACCCGGCCAACCTTCGATTGGCGCATCACTTGGGGATGGGTACTAGCATGAGCCGAGTATCACGAGAAGTTTGGTTGACCGTCAAAAGCTCGGAAGCAGCGGACAAATTTGCAGATCAACTTCGCCTTGAAAAACACATTGCAGGCGGAAGGTTGCGTGCCGATTCCTACTTTAACGGTGGGGAATTTACAGTTGCCATTGACCCGGAAACTATGATGGCGCGTATTGTCAAACTTAATGATGTAGCATGATGCACTGCGGTTGCCGTTACTTCCGGGATGACGCTAATGGCAGCAGCTACCAACGCAATGTTGGCGACTCGGTGTAAGGCCGGGACAGTTTTGGATTCACCGTCGCCTAGTCAGCGATTCCATGCACCGAAACCCCTGACCGGGCAGTAGGTGATTAGGACGACCATCGCGACAAACTGGGATGGATAGAGGTGAATCCTCCCGAGAGGGGGTAAAGCTAAGTGGTACTTGTGAGTATGACACCACTTGGAGTCCCGGCTTACAAGGGCCGGTCCCCGCGTAACAAGTTGGAGCGTTGAGCGAGCAAGCCATCTGCACTTCGCCTCCTAACCGCAGCCTGCGCGGGTGATGGCAGCAGGCCAGCGACGTTTTCGGTGCACCATCATGCGTAGTGGGGAACCGTTCAAACACGCAGGTTCGATTCCTGCTCGTTGGTCGAGTCGTTGGTGCGAAGGAAATGCAGTTCGATTCTGTGATGGACCTCTGGTGAGGACAGGACCGCCAGTTTTAAGCAGGAGCAACCAACACTGCATCATGCGCCGGGAGAACGTATTGATGTGGCATTGGGTAGTAGCTCCTGCCCTCGTACTGCATGGCAACAAAAGATTTCTCCCGGAATCGACCGGAGGTCGATGACAACCCACTCATTAATTGATTAAGGAGACGAACATGAACCAATACAACGCAACATTCCTGCACTTACGCCGACCATTCGTTACAATCCGCTCCGACAGCATGACGGGTTTCGACAAAGGCCCAACTGGTGGACTTACAATCGCTTATCGCAAAGTAGAACCGGTGGGTTATGCTGTAGGCATTGCACGCTGCAATCCAACCGATCATTACAATAAGCACTATGGTCGTCAAGCCGCTCTTTTACAGCTTAACGAAGCGCCGTTATTTATGAAACTCGCTACTAATGAAACCATTATGGAGCTTCTTTGTGTGTTGGCCGGGGAAGCTTTCCCAAAGAATTTGGCAGCACAAATTCGTGTGATAGGTGGAGGTAAATAAAATGAAACCGCTTGTTCTTCTGCTGTTGTTCGCGTTAGTAAGCGTGGCGGAAGGGAGAGCATTTAATCAAAATGAATGTCGTGGACTTGCTGCAACCGCTGGTGCTGCCGCTCTCCTACGAACGGAGCAGGCTCCTCTTATGAAAGTTTTGGCGGCTCTTGATGATGCTATAGACGAGAGTGATGGGAGTTTGGTGCGTTTTGATGGGGATGCGCAATTAATTACACAACTTGTTATTGTAACGTACAACAGCAATTACACATCTGAGCAAGCAGCCCGCATCGTCTACGATATGTGCAATCGTCATGACCTAAGTATAAGTATAAAGGAGGTATGATATGTCGCAATGTGTTAAATGTCAGATGAATATAGATTTAATGAAAGCTTGCCCCGCCACTCCATCTACTTGCCCTGCTTTTACGGGGACAATATCGACAATAGGAGGTAAAGTATTAATGAGTCAACGTCCAGCTGTTATTGGCACTGGCATCGTTGCAGCCGCCAGCGCTGACATTTGGATTGAAGCGGAATTCGCACACAAAAAAGTAATCAATGGGACTAAACTTGACTCCCTTTACGTTCAATACAAAAGCAACGGCAACTGGGCGGTCTTAGGCACTATTGGCGACCGGGACATTCTCATTAAGACTTGTGCTTGTGAACGTGATGCAAACGACTGGCTTGATGCCCTGCAAAAGAAGCTATCGTAAGGGGTGGTACGATTGCTAAAAATTTTTTGACTAGAAGGCCATAAGAAGCTTATCATGACTATGAAAGAGGAAGGTTGGTATGGAGGTATTCATTGCGGTAATAATGACTGTAGGGGGCATTGGCTTCATGTTGTTGTTCGCCTTTGCCATTGGTGCATTATGGGAACTTTTGACTAGGAGAAAGTGATGGACGCGGAGAAACGTCGGAACGCTGCTAACGGCTATGTGTGGGCAATTACCTTACTCACGAATGGACAAACAACTGATTATGTGGAGAAGCGGGGCTTTGAAAATCCGCTTGTTGGGTGGATGGATGGGGTAGATGCTGCGATTGATGATTGGATGGCTGATGCTGATAGCATAGACAGGAGGGATTATGACTAACGAGGAAGGAATTGCGCAAGTTGGAGCATTGACGCGTTTTCTTGATTGGGCAGAGGAACAAATAAAATGAACGGCTATTGTAGCTACTGTGATTTGCCTTTGCCAGCTAACGCTAAATCCAACCGCAAATTCTGCAACAAAGTTTGCGCACGCAACTACGTACAGCGGCAATGGCGTGAACGCAATCCCAAGTCCGCCGCAGGGGAACTAGCTAAAGGTACAGTTGCGGAAGCAAATGAGATGCGCGTTGCAATTGACTTGCTGCATCGTGGCTTTGAGGTATATCGGGCAGCGTTTCAAGGAATGCCTTGCGATATGCTTATAAAAACTCCTCACCCGCATTCAATGTATCGTGTGGAGGTCACTACTGGAAATTACAGTCCGAATGGTGCACTTGCTCATCCAGTACGTGATCCAACAAAGTATGATGTTCTTGCAGTCGTTGTTGGCGAGCGCATTATCTACAAACCACAATTATGGAGGTTGTGATGGCTGACTTTTGCAAACAATGCAGTATCGAAATTTTCGATGAGGACTTTGGGGACTTGGCTGATCTTACGGAAGGAGATTTGACAGTTTATGTGCAAGTGCTTTGTGAAGGTTGCGGAACACACTGTTGGGTGGACTCGACTGGTAAGTGTGTAAGCCATAGGTGCCTCAAAAAACATGGACTGCAAAATGCTGAATGACAATGGTCTTCGTCGTGTTTCCGGCTACGGTCCTGCCCAAGCTGACATCGTGATCGTTGGGGAATGCCCTACTATTGACGATGAAGTTGAAGGCAGACCCCTTACTGGGCAAGCCGGTAGGCTACTTGGAACGATGCTTCGTGAAGCTGGTATTGATCCTCGCGCATGCTACATCACAAATGTCTGTAAGTATCGTCCTCCCACAAGCAAACAAGTATCTAATCCTCTTGAACATTGGATGACAGACAAAAAGAAACTCGGAATAGCTAACGAATGGGAGTACAAAGATGGGCGCTATTACAATGAAGAAATTGGCGAAGGCCTTGCAGAATTGCGGGGCGAGATACTTGACCGCAACCCCCGTATCATTATTGGCCTCGGGAACACTGCTCTATGGGCGCTCGCAGGCGAGTGGGGCATACTGGATTGGCGCGGAAGCGAAATGGGGGTGGCGTTATCAGACGAGCGAAACTGCCCCTTCGTACCAACCCTTCATCCAACCTCAATTCTGCGCAACTGGTCCACTCGTCCTTTCGCAGCGCATGATCTCAAACAACGAGTTGCCCGCCGTCTCCGCAGTGGCTTTATAACCCCACAATGGGACTTCAACTATGAACCTACTCTGGCTGATGCTTTATCGTTTATCGAATCTCTTGCAGGCGATGTTGCCGTGGACGTGGAGACTTCAAGGAATCGTATTGTTTGTGTTGGCCTTGGTGTATCAGCTACGCATGCTATGTGCATACCGTTTATATCTGAGAACTACGGCGCGTATTGGTCGGCCCTTGACGCGCAAATCGTTATCGCGGCACTCCAACAAAAACTTTCGTCGCCAGAAGTAAAGATTATTGGGCAAAATTTTAACTATGATGCGAGCTACTTTGATGACAATTTCCAATTTATTCCACGCGTTGCGTTTGACACGCTTATTGCCCAAACTGTACTTTTTCCGGGAACTCCCCGAGGACTTGGATACCTCTCTAGCATGTACTGCGATTGGCATTGTTATTGGAAGGATGACGCTAGAGATTGGTCTAACCTCAAAGACTTCGATAGACTTTTCAGATACAACTGTCGTGATGTATGTGCAACTTGGGAGGCCGCGCAAAAGCAACGTGTAGCTATAGAACGAGGTGGATTAATGGCACAATTTTCTGAGCGCATGACCTACAATCATTCGGTGTACGACATGATGCAGCAAGGAGTAATTCGGGATGAAACCGTTACGCAAAAACTTGATGATGAAGTCGAGGAAGCACTCCAAGAACGCAAGATCATCATTTGCGATGCGGCTGGCTACCCAATTAATCCTACGTCGCCGGTACAGGTCTCTAAGCTACTTTACAATGAATGGGGCTGCCGTAAACCGGGGCGAAAAGGTAAGACTCCAGGTGGTACAGGAGATGAAGAATTGCGCCAAGTGGCGCTGTGGCACCCGGAGTACGCGGCAGTTCTCACCGCCATACTGGAACACAGATCGCTTGCAAGTATGCGCAGTAATTTCCTTAGAGCGAAACTTGACCCGGACGGAAAATTACGGTCCTCTTTCATGGCGACTGGAACAGAGACTTTTCGCCTTACGAGCAGCAAAAACAATTTTAGGCGCGGAACGAACCTACTTAACGTATCAGGAAGTGGCACAACGCATAGTGGAAACAAGGTTCCAAACTTCCGACGCGCTATTATTCCTCCGGTTGGATATACGATTTTTGACTGCGACCTAGAGCGCGCTGACTTGCAAGTGGTGGTGTGGGAAGCTGACGACGCCGACCTAAAAGCCAAATTACAGGCAGGAGTAGACATACACTATGAAAACGCTAAAGAGCTATTCGGCATCGCTGAACCCACACCTGTACAGCGGGAAAAGGGTAAGACTTTCGTTCATCTTACTGACTATGCAGGTTGCGCACGCACATGTGCGATTAAGACTGGTAGCACCGTTCACGAAGCTGACATGGCTCAACGGCGTTGGTTTGTGCTACACCCAGGCATCAAGACTTGGCACACCAGAACGGCGGCGCAACTTGCTGATGGCCGCATGGTACGGAATGCCTTTGGTTACAAGATGACATTTTTTGATAGGGTGGAGGGGTTGTTGCCGGAAGCGCTGGCTTGGATTCCACAATCTACAATTGCAATCGTTGCCAGTTTGGTGCACATGAATATGGAGAAAATTCCCGGTGTGACTGTCTTGCTGCAATGCTATGATAGTGTTGTAGGCATCTACCCTACAGCTAGGGAAGCAGAAATTCTTCCGCAACTGTACGCAGCAACGCAAGTAGTCGTTCCCTATGATGATCCGTTGATTGTACCTATGGGCCTCAAAACGAGTATCGTAAGTTGGGGGGACTGCGGCAAAGGAGAAGGAAGTAGGAAAGGATGGCCCAAATGAAACCACATATTCGTAAGCTTGAAACTGGTTGTTGGGGAATGTTCCGTGACCGCAATACCTCCATTCCTTATTACGTTTTCGTAAGTTTTCAAAGAATGAAGGGGTGGGCAATTGGCTTCTAGAAAACGATGTCCGCGTTGTGGTGATCCGGATATGCTACATGAAAATTTTAGTAATCATTCATACGATTGTTGGGCTTGTGGGGCTACATTTAATGAGGAATATATGAACGGATTTGATAATTTTTATCGAAATGCCCAACGACAAAGGGCGGCGGAAGAAGCTATACGTCAACAAGCTAAAGCAGACTTCCATCAATACAGACAGAACCAAGAAACTGCGGAAGAATTTTTTCGTAGACAATATGAGCAACAATGGAAGCAACAATCACGGCAAAATAGCAGCGGCTTCCACTACAATGATACCACTTCAAAATCAGCCAGCAGCGAAGCAACTTGCGTCATATCTAAAGATCTCTTGAAGCGGCTTATAATGTTGTGTCATCCAGATAAACATTCTGGAAGCGAAATGTCGAATGCCGTCACTAAAGAGTTATTGGCTATAAAGGAAAAGTTAAAGTGAAGCCATTTGTTTGTAAATCTGCAAACAATATGTGGCGTTGCTACTCCAAACGTGTACCAGATTGGGATCGACATTGGCGAGCAAAGAACGGGCGGTATGAATGGATTGGTTGGGGGTGGACCCCCTGTGAAGCTTATAAGAATTGGGTAACGTTGAACTTTGGTAAAATTGCAGCTAGGAGAATGCTATGAACATTGAAGACTGGAAAGTCGTTATTGAGGTTCTTGAAACTGCCGAAGAAAACGCGGTGCATAGGCTTGAAGAAGAAAAGCAATCCCGGCTTGCCAGCTTGCGAGTAAATCGTATTAAGGCCTTTGGAGAGGAATTGATGGAAGTAAGGCGCGCATTACATAAATGTAAGGCGGAATTATCGTGGGCTGAATGTCAAAAAGTTACTGCATTTCCTGTTAAAGCTGCAAAAGATTCTCAAACAGCAGGTAGCGTTACTGTTATTATTGAATATGGACAAGACCCTACTTTTGCTTTAATGCAGGAAGCTCTTTTGAAGTCTAAGAAAGCAGCAGATGAATAGCTGGTTGGACGACTTCACAGAATACGCCAGTTACGGGGAAGCGAGTCCTCGCGTTATGTATTGGGTGGGAGTTGCTACGGTTGCTGCTGTCTTACGTCGTAAGGTTTGGTTCGACCAAGAGTATTTCCAATGGTCCCCCAACTTCTATATCTTGATCGTTGGTCCTCCCGGTGCAATCAAAAAATCCACCAGCATAGACATTGGGATGCGCCTCTTAAAGAAGATCGAGGGCATTAACCGAGGTCCTGCAATTGTAACATGGCAAAAACTAATCGAATATATTGCGCAATCTATGGAGGAAGTGGCGTTGCCAGATGGTGAAATCTTTCCTATGTCTTGCATTACACTCGCATTATCAGAGTTTGGTTCGTTCTTTGATCCACAAAATCGAGAGCTTATCGACAATTTAACTGACCTTTGGGATGGTAAGCTGGACACTATCACGAAGATGACCAAGACCAGCGGTAACGATGAAATGGTGAATCCGTGGATAAATATAATTGCAGCTACTACGCCGAAGTGGTTGGCTCAAAATTTCGGGGAAAACTTGGTTGGTGGGGGCTTGGCTGGTCGTTTTATATACCTCTACGAAGATATGCCTACAGTGGACAAGGATGTTTCGTATCCGAAACGCAAGATGGGAAATATGAAGGAGCGCCGCCAGCAAGAATCTGCATTAGTAGAACGACTAAGCGCTATTGCGAGATACTCTGGCGATTTTGAACTTACAGAAGAGGCCTACCAATGGGGCGACGAGTGGTACAAGAACGAGAGGATGAAACTTCGATTATTGGGGTCGGAGAATCTGGAAAGTGGGTTTGTTGTCCGCAAACAAGTTCATCTTCACAAATTGGCAATGGTGATTTGTGCTGCCCGTTGCGAATTTCCATTGATAACAGTCTCACATATGGAGGAAGCAGAGCGACAATTGAATGCACTCGATGTGGACACACGCAGAGTATTCGGGTACGTAGGGCAGTCGAAGGTGACGAGTGCAGCGCGGGAGATAGTGGAAGCAGTTTTACGCCTAGGAAGCGTAGAAAAACGGATACTTTATAAAACACAATTTTTTCGGACATTAACGACAGGAGAATATAATGAAGCAGTAGCAAGTGCAATTCAAGCGGAGCTTATCATGGAGCAAGACACGGTGGCAAAACCGCTGCTGATGCCCCGAAAATAACAAGCAACTTTGGAGGTGCGAAGAATGAAATGGAACGTCATAACGAAAGCGTGGAATGCATTGAACGACGGCATCGAGCAATAAGGGAAAAGGATGGGTGGCACCGAGCAACGGCTTGGGCGCACGCTTGGAAGCGAGACCTCCACGGCCATCATATCCTCGTCTACCAACCAACCTGTGCAACCGGCGACTGCTGGTACAAATGGATTGATGGCCACTTCCGTGGAACTGCGCCAACTGCTAAATTGGCTAAATCACAGTTAGAGCGAGAAGCTGCTGGGGAGGCATCAGCGTGGTGTGGGCACAAATAAAAAGGGGGAGTAAATGATTAGTAACATAAAGGAAGATGGAGAAGTATTAGAATTTCCAAAATGGGAAGGAGAATGTATTTACATGGAACCATTCACAATAGGAAAAGCTTTACCATTTTTATTGAGACGGTGGCAAGAAGTAATAAAGCGCATGACTAATGGATTACAAGAAGAGCAAGCTTTTTTAATGGTAGATCAAGCTTATGTAAGACAAGGAACTTTTCATCGAAGAGCAGGACTACATATAGATGGTTCTTGGAATGGGGTGGATCACGGACATCGCATACAAAAGGAGGCAGATACGTTGATACTAGCAACAGATGTATTAGGGTGTATAGCGTATATAGGAGAGTACGACGAAAAGTTAATTAAGGAGGGAGGAAATTGTGAATGTGTATCATTGCAAAATATGAAGGCAATTCCATTGAGAGCTAATACCATATTCAAAGGAAATGCTTATACATTACATGCCTCTTTACCTATGTTAGTTTCTTCGCAGAGGACTGTTGTACGTATTAATGTAAGCGCAAAGCATCTACAATAGCGTTGTGGCGGTCAGCGCATTCATAGTATTGTGCTGCCACTTCCCCAAGTTTTCGGAGTACGCTTGCCGCAGTACCATCTTCAAGGGGCGTCAATGCTTCACATTTGACTAAGAGATTAGCGGGGACTGCTGGTGCCGCTAAGCGCGGCGTTTGCTGCGCGCAACCCACTATCATCCAGACACAAATTGCGGTAAATAGAGCGCTCCACAATCTTGTTGATGGTGTGAGTCGTTTCTTTGGCGGTGGTTCGGTGGGCGGCAAGCACAGCTTCAAGTTGCCCCGATGCTGCGTTGTATTGAAGTTCGATGACATTGTATTTCTCCCTTGCCGCATTCGCAGCAATAAGTTCCTTAGCATCAGCGGCATTGCTCGCAATTTTGTAGCCTACCCCTACGCCAATTGAAGCAGCGATAATTGCAGCGATAATAGTGAGGTTCATTCCTTTGCCTCTTTAAGAGCTACTGGTAAAGGTTTTTCTTCTAACGGTACTTCTGTTTTGAAAAAACGCAACAGAATGTTCCCTACAATGGAGACTACGAATGCCCATGCATAAAGCGGAGCAGGGAGGTAGTCATGCAACAAGGGAAGATGTTGTTGTGCGTAATCAAGGGAAGCTGGGAGTTGCGCCATGAAGACGTTGAACCATATTGTCAAGGATTGGAGGGAGCCTTGCAGCTTTTCTTTCATAAGTTTGAGCGTAGTCATGATTTACTCCATTGGTTTGTCGAAGAGGGCGCGCTCTGCTGCGCGTCTTGTAGTTAATCCATTACTTACATCATGACGACCAGTATTAGTATTAAAGACTTTGTTCCAACGTCCAAATTGTTGGCTGGCTCCCTCGTAGCTGCGCCGATTCAAGAGATTGCGCATACTGCTATCCGCAAATGCTCCAACTCCAATGTTGTATGCAAAGACAACGAGTGCATCAAATTGATTTTGATTGAGGTGGCAACGGACACTAACGTTGATGCAGCGCTCCGCATCCTTTACATCATTAAAGAGAGCATCTTCCGCTTGTTGTTGATTCCATGTTGTACGACCTGTAATGCCCGGTGAAGTATGCCCCCAGCCGATTGTCCAAATTCCTGCTGAATCTTTATAAGCTTTTAGACGAAGACCTTCTGCGTCTTTCAATAACTGATACCCATTGTTTGACAGCTTCACTTGTTACTCCTATATGTGATTAAGGTTTCATGTAAGTAGAAATGGAATTCCAAATAACAGCAATGCCAAATGCTACGCTGCAAAGAATTTTGATGAATGTCCATGCACCTGTAGCTTGCTCCATTTTTGCACAGATGATGTCCACTTTATTTTCGAGTTCATTCATGCGCTCGTAAAGGTCTTGGTTAGTGACCATAGTTGGTTTTTCGTATTCCATGATGACTCCCATATTGGTATTTATTATTGTTACCGGGGACCGAATAGGCCAGTCTGTTCCAAGCCAGTTGGCAAGGCGTTGATGACTGAGGGATTGCCAGCGAGGCGAGCAAGAATGTTGGGATCAAGTTGAGGGCCTATCATGCGTTGGGCAGTGGACGACATCATGGCTTGACGAAGGCCAGCTTGCCCAAGAGGAAATCCAGCAATCATTGCAGCGGGAATTTGCCCACCGGGAATCAATGAAGCAAGTCCTGCGGTCCCAAGTGCTGTACCAATGGGATGACGATAAACAGGGACAGATTGCATCTGCGGAACCTTCGTTACTTTTTGGGCGTTGGCAGCGAAGTTGCCAATTGTGGAGAGTTTATCCGTAAGGTAGTTCTCACCATTGCGTTTAAGCATCCCTGCAATTTTCTGCGCATTGACTTCCCCGGTGCCTTTTTCTAAAGCTTTGGCAATGACGTTTTGCTTGGCAAGTTGCACACGGCTCGCCCGAAATTCGGCCAACATTTTTGCGCCGTCTTGCCCCATGCCTTGCAAATTTTGCTCTACATTATTCTCTAAAGCTTTGGCTACAGCACTTTGAGCTTGCCCAAGATTGGGATTGCCGCTTCGAAAGGATTGAGTTGCGTCTTGCCGCAAGTTTTGGATAGCTTCGATAGCGTGTGAACTATCAAAACTGCGAACTCTATAGGCATCGACAAGCCCCTTCACATCGTTCTTTGTGGCGAGAGGGAAGCTGCCCGGCGCACCTTGGAAGTCTGTAAGAACCTTGTCAAGCGCTTGCCGGTAGGTCTTGCCTGTGGTAATAGTGCCGATTGCTTTAATAGGCTCATAACCTGCCGCATAGGTTGCTTTTTTGGCAGTATCAATGGCCTCCTGTGTAATACGTTGGCCGGGGGCGAGGCCGACCACTTGCCGGGAAAGTTTATCCGTGAGGTTTTGGTTCTCTAGGGCCATCGTATTGTAGAGAGGCTCCTTACCAGCAGTGCGTTCAAGTTGGGTCCCGATGACGCCGCCTGTCGATTCGGATGGGGGGACTTTGTAGCCGAGTTGCTGACCTTTGAGAATGGCGTCTTCGCGAGCAGTAGGAATGCGACTGGTAGCAGGAGGCAAGTAACGGGAGGTTGCAGCATTCATGAGTGGGTCACGTGATCCGGCCAGCATCGAGCCAAGAGTTTCCATGACGCGTTCTGTAGTATTGCGAGCCTTTGGGAAGGTTTTGCTGATTCCTTGGGAGGGCAATCGCATATTGGAACCAGTAGCCATATTTGCCATCGCTATAAGGGGATCGGCAATCATTGTGCCACTACTAGTTACTCCTTGAGTAAGAGCTTTTGCGGCAAGACCAGTTCCTTGCGCGAGATTGGCAAGTGTTGGGTCATCGAATGGTTTATCCGACAGGAAGCGCTGAACAGGGTTCATAGCAGCGTAACGAGGGTCAGGCGTGGCTTGCTGCGGGGCTTGAATTGCGGCGAGTTGTGCCAGTAATTCCGGTGTTGGATTATCGGGCATATCTACAATTTCGCCGGTTGGCATACGAACGCGAGGCATGGCGATTCCAATCAATGTTTAGGCTTGCTGTACTTCTGAATATATTGTTCTGGTGTGAGGATTTCATTTGTGCTGGAAGTTGGGCTAGGAGAAGCTGAGTCTTTAATCGCTTCTTCACCATAAGTTCCTTTAACGCGATCACGAACTCTAGCTTTAGTAAGATCAGCGAAGTCCATCAAGTCTTTAAGAGCTTTTTGTCGAGCAGGAAGACTAGTCGCTTTACTGAGATTTACTTGATATGTTTCCAGAAGACGCAATTCAGGGCCGGATAACGCGCCAAACCCGCTTGCGCCGTTAGCGGAAAGAGCTTTCATTTTCATGAGTTGGTCAACGGCTATTTTACTTTGAAGAGTTTCAAGAGCAGCAGCAGCATCACGGCCTTCTTGTGTGAGGTTGTAGATTTTTGCAACACCACTTAACCCGGTAGTCGAAGGAAGACCGGGCATAGCTAGAAGTTCTTTAGCAGCTTTGGAGAGGTTATCCATAGAGTCTGTAACTTCACGAAATCCACTAATGGCTCCTTCTTTTGCAGTTACAACTTTTTGGTTTTTCTCATCGATGGTAGCATTGGCGCGTGCAGTGTCGTTAGCTGTGCGTTGCTGCTCCAATGCGATACGAGCAGCTTCCTGTTCATTACGTACAGCTTCCTTGGGATCTGGAACGTACTGCATTTGCCCATCAGAAGTACGTTGATAAGAGCCAGCAGTTACATTTTGTGGAGCCATGATTTTAGCGAGTTCCATAATTTGTGCAGCGCCCGGAACTCCAGCAACACCAGCGCCAACACCAAGACGCGCAATATCTAGTCCTTGATTAGCCATGCCACCCGCAACAGGGACAGGAGAACCAGCAGCAGCTTGCGGTTGTTGCGGCTGCATGCCAGCACCCGCCATTACTTTTTGAATGTAAGCTGTTGGGTCCTTCTTCTTAAAGCCCCCGTAAGCGGCGAGAGCGCGCTCAAGAGAGCCTCCATGTTGGGCTGTAAGAGTTTGCAAATATTGTTGTGCAGCAGTGCGAGCCATTTGCGGATTCATTGGATCGAATTGCGGATTTCGTTGTTGGATCATACGAGTTGTGGCTGGCATAAATTGATACATGCCTTGCGCACCACTTTGCGGATTAATGGCAGTAGGATTGCCGCTGCTTTCCACTTGAGCGAGCGAGTCCATTAACTGAGGGGTAATGCTACTTTGTGGATCTTGTTGAGGGGCTGGCATTTGTTGCTGTTGAGGCGGTGCGCCTCCCATAATGCCAAGTCCTTGCAATTGCTTCATAAAAGCATCTTGAATTTGTTGCTTACGTTCTTCAGCTACGGCTACCCGTTCTGCAATGTCATTTTGGCGATCAAGTTGACCTTGCGCGATACGAGCGCGTTCTTCTTCTGCGCGGCGTTGTGCCTGCATATTCTCAATTTGTGCTTTCTGCAATTCTTGCTGTTGCTTGTACTCTTGTAGCTTTTGGATGGACGAAAAGGCATTGCCAATCGCACCCGGTTGGCGTGCGGAGCCAAGCAGGGTTGTACCAAATTGAAAGGCAGGATTTTGTAGGAGTGCGCCGAAGTCGAAAGCCATGATATTCCCCAATTACGATTAGCCGAAAAGGCCACCGAGTAATGCACCGCCAAGCATCCCCGGCCATCCCATGAGCATACCACCTAATCCACTACCTGCTCCTAATGCACCACCAATCCCATATGCAGCGCTTGCACCTCCGAGTGCGGAAGCGAATGGGTTGCGATTGAGAGATTGGTTACTGGTGGATTGAGAACCACTATATGCGGAACCACCTTGCAAAAGTTGATTGAGAGTTTGTAAATTTTGAGTTGGCAATTGTTGTCCATAATTATAACGAGCCATGTCCGCATTGATGATGTCTTGTTGCTGGCCTTGCTCATATTGGCCGATGCCAAGTAGCTGTGACAAATTTTGTTGTTGAGCAGCTTGCATCTGCGGTACAGCGAGTTGTGCTTGTTGCTGTAACCCACGTTCAAGTCCATATTGGCTGGTTTGCATTTGCATAGCTTGCAATTGTTGGGCACGTTCTGTGGAATTAAGGTTGGCAAGACCTTGTGCGCCTTGTAATTGGAGATTAGCACGATTCATACCAAGATTGGAGAGACCTTGGGCCGCACCAAGTTGGCCGGATGCGCCTTGCAGTTGCATACCACGTTCAGTGTTGTAGTTACCAGAAAGCATGCTAATTGCTTGTTGCTGGCGTTGACGTTCATTCTCATATGCGCCGCCGTAGATGCTGCTGGCGGCATTATTGAGGGTACGACCAAGAGTACCGCTGGCATTGTCGAATGCGTTTGCGGCTGCACCGCTGCCTGTCCGCCCTGCTGCGCTAAATTGAGAAGCTAAGCCGGGAGCGATGGCATTCTTAAATTGGTCTGTAATTGCTCCAGTAGCGTCGTTGAACATGCCGCGCAAATATGGATTGGTTTGTTCGGTGAGGTAGTTGCCATTGGCTGTGCTATTTAAGTAAGGATTAGCTGTGTTGCCCCCCATGAATGCGCCACTGCCGAATTGCCCAAATGTACCGCCATTGCCAGCAAGTTGCTGTTGGATATCTTGACCGGGAGTTGTACCAGATCCATTGAAAACCCCATGACCTATGTCCCAAAGTGTTCCGAATGCAGGATTACTATCAATGTTGCCGCCTTGAGAGACTTGTTGAAGTTGGGTGTAAGCCGGATTATCCCATGGAGTAAGACCAGCAGCAGTTCGTCCAAGTTGGCTTTCCGCTGTGTTGATTTGATTTAAATTATTAGCGCTGGTGCCCCATCCTAAATTGAGAGCAGAACTAATTTCCGGATTACTACCAGCAAGCGTTTGCCCCGGATAATATTGGGGACCACCACTTTGATAGTTGGAAAGCGCACTATTGTATAGCTGTGACAGGGCTGGTTGAAGACCAACCCAAGGGTCCGCTTTCTGGACGGTAGTGGTTGAACCGCCTCCGCTGCTGCCGCCTTTACTCATTTCATATCTCCTTCACCAGCACAGAATGCTTGTGCTTGTAACCGAATGGCTCCATCTTGGGGACCAGTCCTTTACGAACATAGGATTCTAGGGCGTTGCAACCTTGCTCCTTAGCCCATTCCGATAGTGTAGCATCAGCAAGTTCAACCCATTCAACAAAATTACTACCGGCCAACGTTATGACGCGGCAGTGCTTGCATTGAGGATAGACGACAATTTCAGTTGTTATTGCTCCGACAACCCGATTTTCCTTGCTGATGAGCCAAAGTTGAACGACTCGATTGATGCACATTTGACGGAAATCTTCAAGTGTAAATTCCCCATTAGCATGGTCGAGAGCGCGCTTGATGTATGGTTCGGCGTAGTGCCAAAGGTTGGCGACAACTTCGGCAGGAACGCCGCGCATGTGGAGGTCACTCATTTCTTCTCCAATGCTTCAAGACGCGCAGTAAGTTCTTCAACTTTTTTAGCAAGAGCAATCGCTGAAATCATCGCAGCAGGACCATAATTAGCGAGAAGAACCCCGTCTTGTTCAAGAACAGCTTCCGGCATCAATTGTTGTAAATCTTGAGCGGGGACGCCAATTGCGCGTCTGTCATTCTTAATTTTGGTGTAAGAGCCAGCTTGCATATCAGCTAAACGAGACACAAAATCGGAAGCAAGTGGCGTCCAATCTTTTTTAGTAGCGGCATCAGAGGTGACAGTATAAGCTTGACTAACGAAGCCAGTGCTAAGAAGGCGTGCTTCTTGTACCCCATTGCAAGCCCAACCAAGAACACCACTACTTACCCAATAAGGGCCAGTTGTAGTATCAGTATTATCATAGAAAATAGCTGGTGTACCTTCACTACCAGTCCCTACTTGGAGACGTTGACCTGCATTAGTCATGAAAATACCATATTGCGAGATACCGACTGCTGCTGTACCCCCGCATGCAATACTTATAAGTCCTGCACCGGGCCAATAAAAACCTGTATTAAGGTCTCCCACATCAAAAATAATGCTTGGGGAAGCGGCAGTTCCATTCTTGCCTCGTAATTGTCCTAAAACAACTACTGCGGAAACTGTGAGAGTAGTAATTACTCCACTACCGATGAAACAATTATTTATAGTAGCGCTACCTGCTGTCATTGTCCCAAAGTTGGCGTTGGTAGTAAAGACACCTGATGCACTGAGATTATTAAGGGCACGGAAATTACCGCTCGTATCGATTATAGCGAGTTCAGTTTGAGTAAGGCCATCACCGTTTGTATTGGAAACTCCAAATTTGTTGCTGGAATCGATGTACCACATGAAACCTGCGCCAGCTTTATTGAGTTCCACGCGGGGGCCACTGGAAACAACCGTGATATAGCCACCTTGAGTGAGAGTTCCTACCAAATGGGTTGTACTACTAACTGAGAGGACATTAACAAAAAGAGTTGCAATAGTTGCAGAAGCTGCGCTTAAACGACTAATGTGAACATCAGTAGCGGTTATTGTGGTTGCCACTAATGAAGCAATGTTTATATTTGCAAATGTAGCCGATGCAGCGGAAAGCACAGCAACTTCAATTGCCGATGTGCTGAAACGATTTGGAATTGCACCATTCGTGTTACTAAGAATTCCGACTGCAAATGACGACAAGGATGAGTCTACGGCTGTTCCGGCATCCATTACTACCATTGTGGTAGCACTCGCGCTTACAGTCGCAATGCTGCGATAAATTACGGCAGCACCATCGTAAAGTTTAAGTTTGCCCCCTGCTTGCAGAAATGCGCTTTGATCGCCAGTTACGGTAAAGGCGTCGCCACCAACAGTGATAGGAAAAAAGCCGTGGTCAAACCATTGAATATCTTGGAGGGCAGTGCGAAGTGCTGCCATCATTTCCCGCGCACAATCATTGACCGTAGAGGGAGCTTGCCCTTCCGGCCATCCATCCGGGGGAGTGTTGTTGTTGCTTGCGGCGGTCGTGGACCAAGTGCCGATTTTAGCCATGATAATTATCCTAGAATGCAAAAGCGAAAAGTACGATCACCAGTTACGTCATTGGCATGCGTGAGAGTTGCTGCACCTTCGCTTTGTGAACCAACATATAGTGTACCACCACCAATTTCTGCCGCTGCATTCGCTGTTTTGGGCATGAAGCCAATGAAGGAGTTGAGGCCAATGCGACTATCAGTGAGAATTGTAGTGGCAGTACCAGACAAAAGAGAAACACTGCCGCAATTATCGATGTGACCTTGATTGGTTTGCAGCATCCATGTAACAGCTTTTCGTTGCCATTCTGTAATATTGGTCATGAAGAATGGAGGTGGAAGCTTGGTTCCGGCACTGATGCTCATTATCGGACTCCCGCTGGGCGACCACTTACTTCAACACCAGTAAGTTGTTTGAAATTGACACTGACGGCAGTATTGAGTTGAATCTTGAAATAACGAGCACTACATCGGGTTTGCACGAAGCCAGTAGCATTCGGAACTGTGGCGCTACTACCTACACTAGCACTTTCAGTAAGCGTGTTGCGATTGACAAGTGTGATGGTTGTACTGGCGGATAAGCCGTGGACAACAGGGCGTACTTCCGTAATCATTGCACGTTGATCTTGGTAGAGCATGAATTCACGAGTAGTGACTGTTGCTGCCATTGCGCTACCATTGAAACGACCAAGAACATGCTCGGAGTTGAATGCGGCGGCAACGATGGTCCCGCCTGTCCATTGCAAAGAATCGAGGGAAAAGGGCAGCAAATCAAGATTGGTTGTAATGGCATCAAGGCCATCGAGGGTATAGCCAGTTGTGACCATCGACAAGATGTATTCAACATTAAGGTTTTGTACGATAGTCCAACGGTCAAAAGCCCAAGAATAAATCAGAAGTTTATCAGGGTTAGTGCCGGGAGCGTCATTACTGACGTAAGCCCACATAACATATTTGTTGATGGGATCAATGGCAGCGATGATGCGCTGAATGTAACTTGGATTTAGGTCGGAGCGAAAAAACTTGTCTACCTTGGAACGCCCAATGGGATTGAGTTGAGAGCCGTCGAAAGTGTAGAAGCCGTCTTCGGAGAGAAAGAATACAAGGTTCTGGTAGTTGGCGACGCATTGTGGAACGAGCGCACCAATCTTATTGTGAACCGGGTCAAATTGAAATATGAGTGGGGAGCCAACAAAGGTCATGCGCCAGATGCGCCGTTGTTGGAAGATGACGCCGTATTCGCCGCCCACAATTCGCTGAACTATTCCCCCTTCCGAAGGGAGGTCTTGATAGTCGGCGAGGGTAGCAGCATCAGCAGTGAAGCTGGTTGGATTGTTAATAGCGGACCAACGTACACGATAGACGTTTGCTGCACTGTCGCTAACATTGCCAAGAACAAGGAAGTCACGCATCGTTGCAATGTGTTTAGCTTTAACGCCAATGGACATATCCGCGAAGTTGAGAGCACCAAGCGAAATACGTTGGGGAAGATCAACGAGACCATTGACGCCGATAACAGTGTTACCCCAATTGGCGAACTCCCAGTACTCTTCGGCGTTAGTAGTGTAGCCTCCTCCAACTAGCCGGGTGGCATCGGAGAAGCTGGAACCAGTCAATGCGTAGAGGGCAGCGCCGGTAGCGGCATAATTGTAGTTGTTCCCGGCTGGGTCAGTAGCATAGATACCACCAACTACACGAGCGCCAACACTAGTTGTGTAGGGGACTAGTTGCGGGAATGGGCGATATGATTCCGCATCCGGAAGGACGTTAGTCGCGACTGTAGCCCCATTCAATCCGTAAGGGGGAAGGTCAGGTAGCCATTCACCAAACGGAATTACGGTTGACATGGGTTACCTCATGTTGGTTTGTGTGGAATTTTTGGAGACTGGCCTTGGTTGGAGCCGGTTACTGCGCCTTCCATGCCACTACCTTGCCGCATGTCATTGCCAAATTGGATCATCTTGAAGGCTTCCATTTCCATGCTCTTGTAACTTTCTAGGGTGGAAGCGTCGCCAACACGAAGGACATTCGCCATCATGTCGTAGGTAGCGCGGAAGACAATGAGGTCTTCGCATGCGCTGGTCCACCCGTTTGTATCGCTATCCGCCGAAAGCGTTGGTAGGGAGAAGGTGTAATGAAGCGTAATGCTGGTTACTGAAGAAGGTTTAGGGGCGAAGGCAAGCCCATCGCGCCAATAACAAATCTCAGTAGGAACTCCACTTGCTCCAGTTTTGTTTTGGTAAGCAATGCGGTCAAAACTACGAATGGTGAGAACTTGTTGATTACCATCAACGGCAACCGTAGCAAAATCCATCGCGAGGAAGTCTGTGGGAATGGCAACGGTTGTAGAGGCGGTGCCAATGGCTACTGCGGTTGCAGTCAAGTTGAACCAGAACCGCTCTTTCTCATAGTGCTTGATGGCGCGAATGATAGCTCGCTTTGTCTCGGCATTGAGGTCAGTACGGTTCAGGTAATCGAGATTGATTCGATCCTGCATTTCTTTAAAGGTAGCCATGATAGCCTCAAAATATGGTAGGGGTAAGGCGGTGCAGGAATTTGGTATCGTTACGCATGCCTAGTTCATAAAGAGCCATGTACATAGCGCGTTCATGTCGATCAATTTTACGTTGGTCATCTACTTGAAGGACACCAGTTAGGAGTTCAACGGTTGCGGCATGCGCAATGAGATTGGAAGCTTCAGTTGTCCATGCGTTTGTGTCGCTATCAGCGCTGAGTGCAGAGAGAGACTTGATGTAATAGATATTGACGGCGTATGCGGAATTAGGAATAACGGCGAGTTCAAAGCGGTCGCCACGGTACGCGTAACTAGTTGGTTGACCAGGAGTCGCTACGCTATCCATATCACGTACAAAATCAAAGGTATCTTCACGCAATGGGAAGAAGCCACCACTGTAATTTATTTCAATGCGGTCAAGATATAGGAAGTCGCTGGGGACAGCGATGTAAGATTGGCTGATGGTTGTAGCTACTGCGGTTGTAGCTTCATTGAACCAGAATCGACGTGCCTCATAGCAGCGAATTGCCGTTGCTATCGCTCGCTTCGTTTCCGGCACAAGTGTCATCTGGTTCAGGTAGTCCAGATTGATCCTGTCTTGCAGTTCTTTGTACGTTCCCATCACGAATCCTCAATGCACATTTGCGTTCATGCGCCAACAGATGAAGAAAGCTGCATCCACAATGTCGGCATACATGCTGCTTGACCATGATTCTATCCTATTTCTTGGCCGACATAGCATGATTTAGTTCATCGCGCCACTCCTGCGCAAACTCACAATCCTTATACTCATCGAACCAAGGACCACCTCTTGTAAAATGAACAATCTTAGCATTTGGATTAGGGGCGTACTCACCTACAAGATGGTTCCATTCAACGGGGAGTTCCCCAACGTCCTCAATACTGCGGCACCAACGGAATTGATGGAGGTCCATCGCAGTGACAGTGTTGATGTAGTCGGGAGTAAGGCGTTGGACGGCACTGCGGTAGCCATTGAAAAGCATGAGAGAGGACCAGTTTTTGCAGGGGTAGGTGGATTGGGCTTGACCAAGGAATTTTGGGTCCGGGTTGGGCGTGTAATCATGCTTGACCACAAGTACATCGCATGCAGTTTGATTGCGCGCAATTTGTTCTAGATCATAAATATCGCCAAGGCAGAGCATGTCGCAATCCATGAAGATTGTATGAACGCCATTACCGCCAAGCCAAGGAGCAAGGAAGCGGGAATAGGTGAAGTCGGTAGATTGGGTTGGATCGCGTTGTCTGGTGTAAAGGCCTTGCGCCTGCAACTGCGGCAGGTAGAGGGGCATGATGGAAATAGGTTTGGAGGCCCTGCGCATGATGCTATGCGCAAGGACATGGTAAGCCACGGATTCATTGCGATCGTAGCCAATGACGACATTAAGCATCCTCTTCACTCCCATATGTAATAGTAGCTTTTGTTGTACTAGGAGGAAATACAACTAAGCGATGCGTCATTAAATCATGATGCTCAGAAGTGTCGTGCAAAGTATGCTCGAAAATAGCTCCTTGTAAATCTCCATTACTTTGCGAGCAAGCAAACTCTGGAATGCTTAAAAGGTAAGCTAACATAGTATTTACACGCTCGGTATACGTAGGATGAGCTACTTCTTCCAGTTCTAGCGTAATTATAACTTTAAGCATCTGCTTCTTTCGGTGCATCCAATTCATTGGAAAAAAGAACAGCGGTAAAGTCGCCACTAGTTGCTTGCATGGCATGAAGATTGAAGCGAGGTAAGAGCCATGTCAGCCACCAATTTGGGTTCTGGATAATGAGGTGGGCATTACGACCATCCGGCAGAATCTTTTTAGCAGGGCGGCAGGCAATGTTGAGGAAGAGGGCTTTCTTGGTAAGGCCGCGAATATCGTCCAGAACTTCTTTTAAGCAATCTGGTTCAATGTGTTCAAGGACATCTGTACAGACAACAAGGTCGGCGGCAACTGGCCGTTTGTTGAATTCTCCCATGCAAGGATCGTAGTTTTGAATTGGGAAGGGAATTCCTTTTTGGAGAGTGGATTTGCCACAACCGTAATCGAGGATATCGCGAGTGCCAAGATTTTTGGCAAGCGACAAAATAACATCGGTGTGCTTAGCTGCGGAAGTGCCGTAATCAGGGCGATCAATATGGAATTTGGTTTGCATCGCCTGATACGAAGGAGTAATGAGAGGCATGTTTGCTCCAATTAACATTTTGGGCCGGTTACACCGGGTTTCTTCCCCGTAGATGGGGAAGGTTTGCCAAGTGGGGCAGTGACACCGGGTTGCCGCGATGTAGATGGGGAAGGTTTGGCAATGCCGCTGCTGCTAGTTGGTTTTTGCTGATTTGCGTAGTGGTCATGAGACTTGGATTTCATTTTGTTCTCCTAAGAGGTGAGTGAGACTGAGAGCTACTTCGGCAATGACTGGGGTCCAATCAATCAAGTCAGGGCTCATGCGGAATAAAGTGGTTTGCCCGTACCAAGGCATTGTATCGAGGTCTAGGCGATAACGCCATGCAGGACGACTTGGAACGATTACCCACGTTGGAACACCCATGCTGCTAGCAAGGTGCACAACGGAAGTACATACAGTGATAACGAGGTCCAGATTTGCGACAAGACCGGCCGTATCATTGTAGCAAGGACTGTAAACCGCTTCTGGAAATTGGTGAATCTTGATGCCATGTTTTCGTTCGAATTCACGGATTTCATCCTCTTGTGTGGTGTATTGCAGTGATACGAACTGGCAACCCTTTTGTTTGAGGATAGGGAGCATTTGTTCAAGAGTGAGGGAGCGGACTTCAATGCGAGTCTTCTTGTGACCCCCAATCCAACTTATACCGATTTTTGGGCCGGGGGGAAGTGCCGCTAAGCGTTCATTCCAAGTCAATTCAGCAGCAGGGGTAGGTTGAATGTATGGTTTACCGGGAAAAGATTCAATGTTGGGACGGTAGAACTTGCCCAGGGAGCCTATGGCGACACGATGCGTGAATGCATAGCGAGGAGTGCCGTCACCAAGACAAGGCCAAGTCACATGCTCGTCCTCACGGGTTGGGTAGATGTCGATGGTAGGGAAGGAGTTCGCAAAGAGCTTGTGAAGCTTCTTATGGCATTCGAAGACCACTAATTCACAGTCAGCAATCAAGTCTGGGAGCATGGAGGAAAAGAGGATTTCATCGCCAATACCTTGTTCACCGTAGACGACGACACGAGCACCTTTCTCGCCATTCCAGATTGGAAGTTGTGGAACGTTGGCGGGGGTAAAGTTGCGATCTACCCGAACTTTGGCGGGGATACCCCAATTATATTCGGTCCATCCTTCCGTGTAATTGCCTTCTTCCAGCATGGCTAGGGAAAGATTCCAATGGGCTTGCGCGTGGTCTGGGTCAACGCGGAGAGCTTCGCGGAGGTGGTAGTAAGCTTTGTCGGGACGACCTTCATTGATGTAGAGGGTACCGAGGTTGTTTTGAATGTCGGGGTTGATGGGAATGTTTTCTTGAGCCATGTCGAACCATTTGCGGGCTTCGTCAATGTGATTTTCATGTTTGTAACAGGTGCCGATGGCATTTTGAATTTCGGAGCGCTTGATGTTGATGAAGTCCGCCATCGTCTTATCGGTGTTGGGCTTTGGAGTGATGCCAAGGCGCTTGAAAGCTTCCAGCATGTCGGGGAGGCGGTCATAAGCATTACGAAGCAGAAGATGGGCAAGGCCATTCTTTTCGGCGACGGCGTAATTCATGCCTAGGGCGGCCATGAGGACCGGGTTGTCGAAGTCAGAGTTCAGGAGGTCTAGGTAGATGTGTTCGGCTGTTTTACGGTCACCGGTTTGTTCAATTTGAACTGCATTGTAGAAAGGATTGTTATTCTGTACCGCAGGAGGGGACAGGCCAAGGACACTGGTTTGTTGGGGAGTGTCCAATTGCATCTTGATTTCCGAGGGCATTTTTGCTCCAAGTTAGCCATTGATAAAAAAGAAACCAGCGAGGGTTGGTCGCTGGCTTCATTGTAGTGCAAGTCTATCCAGAAGGATAGTGGCAAACACGCAACATCAAGGCATGTTGGTATAGTCCACGCGGATAGTCAGATCGACTGTGCCGGGAACCGCCGAAAGGACGGTTACAACAAGGTCAATGGTGTCTTCTGCGGAGTAGCTACGACCAAGGCCCCGGTAGGTCATGGCAGCAAGGGAGACTGCCGAACCTGAAAGGACAACGGAAGCAGCGTATGCCGAAGTATCGTTGCCGTCACCGCAATTCACAGTGATTGCGCCAGCGGAAGCGGAACAAGCAAATTGGACAGCAGAGACATTGCAGCCATTTGGTACACGTACCATTTGAATGACATCACCAACGGACAAGGCGACTGGATGTGTATAGTGCACGATCCGGGTAACAGTGCCATTGACGATATATTGCGCTGGCGACGTAGAAGAAGCAGCAGATGCAGTGAAGGTAGCCATAATCGCTTCTCCTTTAGTTAGTAGTATGAGCGGCTGCCCATGTACGGATTGCGATAGTGGCGAAGTCGCTGCCGTTAAATACAGTTTTCTTGAGACCGGCAATGCAGCCTGCCGCCACACCAAACTGATTTTCGTAATCGAAGTAGTCTTCGACCCAATCGTAACGTTCGGGAGCGTTGCCGCGACCGAAAGCCATGACGGCAGCTTGAGCGCCGCAAAGAACAGCAACCCGCCCAGTGTTGGCTACAAGAGAAGTACCAGCTGAGAATCCACTCACACGATTCGATGCATGCAAAATCACACCATTGTACTCACCAAGAGCACCAGTATAGATTGGATTTTTGGTGACGTTGCCACCTTGCATTGCAGCTTTTTGAATATCGAACCATTGATTGGTAGAAGTGGAATTCTTCATGTCTGTCACTTGGTAGTGATGGAGGAACATGACGTATTTCATTTCACCACCGACCATAACTGGACGGATTGGAACAGCAAGGGTTTTTGCTTTTTCAACGGCGACATCAACGAGAGTCAGCGAAAACTTATAGCTGGCACTATTTGAAAGGGAAGCGTCGGTGGAGGCAGAACCCGCATAGATCAAGTGATCGGCATCGGCTGCAATTGCGGTTTGGTTGCCGGTATAACGGGTATCGGTTTGGCCTGTGTTACCGCAGATTTGATTAAAGAACCAAGTATCGATACGGTCGGCCCACCAATCCTGCAAGGAAAGACGAGCATGTTCGCGGACATCGAATGGAACAAGTTGACGACTAAATTTACCACCTTCACGGACTGCATGGCGAAGTTGATTGATATAGAGGTCATCGTTGTAGTAGTTGATTTTTTCTTCGCTGCCTTCAAGGGTAGCGTCACCTTGGACGCCATCACCGGACAGGAGGCGGCGCAATGGAATGCGAATGCGGTCGCCCGGACCTTTGGAAGTGTCATCGTGAATTTGGATAACGGCGGAATCGTCATTACCCATGAATTTGAAAGCCCACGTAGCCTTGAGGGCTTCGACGGATACTTTCTTGGACCACAATTTAACGGCGAGAGCATCACCTGTGGCAAAACTGGTAACAGCCATGATGGCCTCCTATGAAAATTAGGAAGGTTAGGTTGCAAGAGTAAATTTGCACCATCACGGTGTACCGCAACTTCATTGCGCTTATCACAAGCACATATAAAGTGGAGGTAAGTTGCAGGTATTAAACTGCGTTTGGAAACATATTGGTACAGGAGAAACGGAATGTCAAGTAAATTTTGCAGGCAAATATTTGTAAAGGCGTTTTTTTAGGGATGGGATTTCTGCATCGATAGCGCGAAGACGAATGGCAGCAGCTTTTAATTCAGCTACGGAAGGAAGATTTGGCATATTTTGCATCAACGCCGTATGCTCAGCAGTAAGGGCATCCAGCATGTTGGCTACCTCTTGATCTAGAACGAGAGTTGGCCCTTCCAATTTCTTGCCGAAAGGGGTGGTATCAAAAAGAGGTTTAGGTTTGTCCTCACGAATATTTTGGGCGCGATTTTCCCATTCATCTTCCGACATGGGAATATAACCATCAAGAAAAGAGCGATTATGACCGTGATTTTTGCCGCTGCCACGACCCGGAGTAGTGGGAGGAGGGCTGGTAACAGGAGCAGTGGAAGTAGACCCCCAATCCCAAAAGTACTCTAAAAGGGCAAGCATATCAGCATCCTAGCAACAGCATATGCTGTGGGCGAGTATTGACAGCAGTTACACTAAATATGAGATTAACGCCAGCATAAACCATATTGTTGCCAACAGCGGCGCAAGACCAACTCAATGAATAGGAATTGGAAGGACCAGCGGTATCGTACCAATAGGCGGCAAGGTGAGCTGTATCAAATTGACGACGGGTAGCATTTTGACAAGTCATCACATCCGCACGAGCAACCCCATAGCAAGCGATTACATCGGTAGTAGAGGTTGAGAAGGAGACGATGACGCTTGCAACGGCGGAAGCTGTTTGAAAACGATAATCTCCAAAAGCACCAGCGCCAGTATAAGAAGCGGCCATCATGCCCATGCTTGGAGTGGCAGCGCCGGTTGTTTGGCAAGAAAGAGAGAGCCCAGCCCCGGAAGGCGCATTCATCAAGCCAAAAAGGGAAACTGCAAAGCCATTACTGGAATGGATGGTACGGCCAAGGAAATTGAGAGGAGTGCCGGTAATCGTGCAAGACGAAATTGTAGTGTCATTATGCGTGTGGATGCCGACTACAACGCAAGCATTCGCTGCAATAGTTATAGTCAATACACACGTTGAAGTTGCTGTATGAATGGACTTCGCGGAAGAATCGTAGACAACAGCCATGATAATTCCTTAGAGGTTGTTGACAAAAAAGTTAACGTTGAAATAAACGTTCCCGCTGCTATTTGGTTTGACACGGCATTGAACAGCTTCATTAGAGAGAACTTTCCAAGGTGGGTCAAAATTCATTACAAAACCGCCGCCCGCTGAGACTAAGTACATGACAACTACATCGGGGGAACCTGACCAGCCGATATGAGCGCCGGTTGTTACAGTACCACCGTTGGTAACGGCAAGAGATGTGACGTAAACGAAGTTGCCAGCGCCCGGTGCCGCAATAAGTGTAGCTGTTGCACTTGTGGAGATTTGCAGCATCTTCGGACCGTGGGAAGCGGATTGAATATTGATGACGTAGGCGTTGGTTGTAGCGACAGTGACGGTAGCGCTGATATTATTGATAAAGCCAATATTCGCTGTACCAGCAGCTAGGGAGACAGCACCCATAAGCGCGGTGCCTGCCGCGATAGAAACTGCGCCAATAAGCGCGGTGCCAGCACCAATAACTGTATTAACTGTAGCGGAGATATTATTAATGAAACCTATGTTGGCTGTCCCTGCTGCAAGCGACACAGCGCCCATGAGAGCTGTACCAGCAGCATTGACGACACTGACTGTTGCGCTGATATTATTTAGAGTACCGAAGTTAGCAGTACCAGCGGCAAGGAGAACGGTTACGGTTGCACTGATATTGTTAATACTACCGATATTGTTCGCACCAGCAGCAAGGACTACTGCGGCAGAGATATTGTTGACGGTGCCAATGTTGGCAGCACCAGCGGCGAGAACAACTGAGGCAGTTTTACTGATGCCTTCAACATTGACGTAAAGAGGGGCGGCTGCGGTCCCAATTTCAGTACCAGCATTGGCGCGAAGATTAACGTGAAGACCCCGGAATTCAGTCATACGAGCAGCCCCCATACGGCCGTCTGTCATGGCGGTAGAAGAAGCTGAGAAGAACATAAAGCCAGCGGGAGCGGTATTAGTGACACCAGTTGAATAGGTAGTGTTATCAACAATGCTTGGGCCACTAGCGGAACCAGCTACTACATTCACGCGGAGGGCAGCATTAGCACTATCTTCCATCTTGACGCCACCGTCCGTCCGTAAATTGGAGTGAACACCACGATATTCAGTCATGCGAGCAGCAGCAACCCGACCATCTCCAACTGTGGTTGCGGAAGCTGAAAAGAAAATGTAACCGCCTGGAATGACTTCGTGGACACCAGTTGAGTAAAGACTACCATCTTGATTGGAAGGACCACTTGCTGAACCAGCAACCACATTGACACGAAGTGCGGAGTTTGCGCTATCTCCGACATAAACGTGATTGGAAGTTTGAGTGCTGTCATGAACGTAAGCCATGCCAGTAGTGACAGTTGCGCTAATATTGTTGATGAAGCCGATGTTGGCAGTTCCAGCAGCTAGGGAAATACCCCCGGCAAACGCAACATTGACCGTAGCACTGATATTGTTGATGAAACCGATATTGGCGGTGCCTGCGGCGAGTGAGATGCCACCTGCAAAAGCTACATTGACGGTCTTGGAAATATCATTGATCGTCCCCATATTGGCAGTACCGGCAGCAATAGTTACACTACCTGCGACTGTGACGGTTGCACTGATATTGTTGAGTGTAAAGGGAGTGCCAATAGCAACTTGCACAGTTCGGCTGATATCGTTAATGGTGCCGATATTGGCTGTACCTGCGCCCACTACGACTGAGGCAGTTGCACTGATATTTAGATTTCCAGTAACAGTAAGTGCACCGTTAGTGACAGTCGCAAATTGTGCTGTAGCTGAATTATCGCCAATAACAATGCGTTGACGAATTACGCTGTCTGCGCCCACATCAAGACTGGCGGCATCAACCTTCTTGCCGGTACTGTCCGGTGGGACTTGAATATTGCCGTTAGCCATGATATGTCCTTAAAATCTGAAAGTTCTACGATTACGACCGCCAAATGCGTAGGAATTGGAACCTGCCGGTGGTGGTGGAGGTGGTGGGTCTGGTACGCCAGTGTACTCTAATGCACCAACATCATATGCGCCACCTTGCGGTCGAGCAACACCATCGTAGTCGGTAGAGGGAACGTAAGCCGTGTTGGCCGCTCCAATTGCTAGCGAAGTAGAGGAAAGATGGTAATCCCCGGTGCCATCATCAACGTAATTGATGAATGTAGCACTTTTTGAAATCCGACCAGATTCCACACCATCTTGCGCAGGATTGTCGCCGTCTGTGGCAAACTGATTGGCAGAACTATGCCCGAAAAGCATATTGTTGACATAGACGTTACTGCCAACTAAACCGAGTTCCCGAATACCATAAGCACCATTGAAGACGGAAATGTTGTTATAGACTTTATTATCTGTACTACCATTTGGAAGTTGGCCGCTGTCACCACTGCCGATGATGATGCCACCAGCCCCGCAATTGCCAACCGTGTTGTTGTAGAAAAAGGATTCATCGGCTCCATGCCATTGATGCAAGCCGTAAGCGGCAATGTCAAAAACGATGTTGTTGTAGACGACGGCACTGGTACCGCCGCAATAGATGCCTTGAATTTGTGCTGTGCCGGTAACATGAGCAGCATCAATGCGACAAACCAAATTATTAAAAACTTGCCAACGAGCCCCAATGCAGTCAATGCCAGCGCCACCACTAGTAGGGCTACCTTGGCAGAGAACATCATGGACATAACAATTTTTAGTCACACAATCATTTCCTGTACTGTAATAGCCGATACGCCCATGAGTGGAAAGATCAAAACCATCGATGGTTACACCATTGCCGGAATTATTCCAAAGGATGGAAGCAGAGGAATCCCCACTACCCAAACCGGTAATGATGGCAGCTTGCTTGGTGAGTGCTTGGTAAGTGATATTGGCTTTGGCAGTTGCAAAACCAGAAATATTGTAGGTGCCACCAAGGACGATTACAGTGTCGCCAACCGTAACTACAGAAGCAGCAGAACCAGCGCGAGCAATGGAAGCCCATGCACCAGCCGTAGTAGTCCCGGCGTTGGCGTTATTGCCGGTAGTGGAAACGTAATAAAGGGTCATGGCAGCACGCGATCAAAAAAGTTCGTGAGAGGGTTTTCCACCTACCAGAGTTTGCCACATTTTGTCATCTTGAATCAATTTGTTCAAGTCATTATTTGACAAGTCCTTGATACCTTCAAGAGTGAGTTCAGATTCAGTAGCAGCGCGACCGGGATTATGATCGGCGGCAGTTCCTACTTTTAGTTGCTCCATCTTTTGTGCTGGATTTATCGCAGCAGCCGAAGCAGCCGCTTTGGGAGCGTAGCCATAGCGTTTTGCCATAGCATACATTTCTTCCGCTGGATTCCTGCCACGCTGGATGGCGTGTTGGGCAAGCTGAAATTCATCCTGCAAGAGAACTTGGGAGATTTGCGCATCAGTCGCCCCTACTGCCCGGAGGTCCTCCGTCCGCAAAGCTCGAATATGAGCGTAGGCATCTTTGAAGTCGGGAGTTGTAGATTCAAAGGTAGTTTTGGCAGCTTGAACGGATTGGGTGAATTCGTTGAGTTGGGTACGCAAAGAACTTTGTTGTTCTTGCTGC